GAGAAGAGAGATGGGCGGTGGAATCACCCTTAGAAAAAAGACCCGCCTTCTTCAACATGAACTCATCCGGCATCTTATCTTGCTTCGAAAAGTTGCATCGACGACAAGCTGCGACAAGATTCTCGGGATCATCTGATCCACCTTTGGCTACTGGAATGATGTGATCCACGGTTGTCGCGTCCATCCCGCACCAATAACATTCCCTGCCATCGCGCGACAGGATGCGAAGTCGTAGCTTCTTCCATTGAGTGCTGTTGCTTTTACGCTGTGAATGTAGCGTCATCAGTAATGACCCACTCTTTGATGGAATCTCCATGCGTTACACATTGAACCATATCGATGATTGATGTACTTAATTGTGGCATCTATCTGCCTGTATCCATCGAGATTCCGGTAATGCTGTGATCGCATCTGACCAAGTCCGAAGTGACTGCCATTCTTAGCTGTAACTGACCACCTTGATTCTTTATAGATGATCTTAGATAAACATAGGAATTGCTCATAATTCACAACTCTTGAATGTGCGTAGAGCTTCAAATTATCTTTATTTGGATTTGCTTCCGCTGGTGTCGTGCTAACGATACATAGCACACCCAATAGCACCAGACATCGCCCGCGAGCTATCCGCCACAGCGGCTCGCCAGCGAGTATGGAGCGTACAGGCTTAGTCAAATACATAGCAAGAATGTGGATAACTTGAGCGGGCTTTGGGCGTGTTGTCCACAGGTTATCCACAGAGATCACAATCCTTAGAATGATTCTTGATTGAGACTTGTAAGATCGTTACAGCTACAAGTGGTCTTGCCGAATCAATCAAGAATGTCTTGCCACAATCGCAAGTGTGCTTAATTTCTGTCCTCATTGGTGTCCCCATCCTTTGCCTTTAAAATGGATTGGATTAGCTGTCCAGATACGGCTCATTGGAATCATGCAAGCTTCACAGTATGGATTCCGGTCGAAGTTATCTTCCATCGATCGGCGTACGGTCGTCACCTTGTTGCATACTTCGCAACGATAATCATATTGCGCCACTATTGAGCATCCGCCAATTTCTTGATGCCCATGACTCCACAGCGTAGGCATTGGACAAGAGCTACATCCATGCCCAAAGGGACTTCATTCTTTAAGACTGAATGATCCGTGATTTCCTTTTCAACCCTGCACAGGAAGCGTTGCTTCTCCATGACTGCTCCTTCTCAGATTCTCGATTGGATGTAAGTTGTATTGTTCGACCCAGTAGGTCGGTTGGTCGCGTCTGCGCCATTTCTGATTCTTAGCGATCGTTACCGGAATCCAGCCCTTTAAGAAATAGTTTGGACTCTTTCCTGTAACCAAGATTGCGATGTCTGTGTTGCGGTCGTTGTCGTAGATAATCAAAGCGCCATTGTCGTATTTCGTCCATTTGACTTCAATGATCGATCCCACATCTGCGGTTCGCTTGAATCGTGATGCTCTTGGGTTAAAGTCTTTTATTCCGAAATACTTTGCGACTGCTATTTCAGCACCTACTGATTCGGCTATCTCGCAAATGTAATCGTGAAATGACAGATTCTTGTTGTACCGAGAGACATGATCTGGCTTGCCTTCGATCTCTTCGACGCGTTCGATGGCAACCTTTGCAGCTGTCCATTCATCTTCATGCGTGATCTTCATCTTCATTTGCACTCCATACAAAACCAAAGCATCGTCAAGCCTTGAGAGCCTTCAAAACGACCAAATTCCAGCGGCTTGAATGCTTGGCATTTATCACACCATTCGATCTTCGGTGGATCAACCTGGTCTTTGATAACACTTCCATCTGTCTGGAAGATTGTGCGTTCACCGGTGTCTAGTTTGATGATCTCCATGTCTCCCATTAACCCTGAGCCTTCCATCCACCAGTTGATGTGACTTCGTACCAGATCGGGCTGCATTGATTGGCTTTAAGCTTCTCCACACAGACATGTCCGCGATATGGCTTGCCAGCCTTCGATGTGCCTTCTTTGAGCAACATGTGACCGTGTGCGCAGATTGGTGACTCCGAAAGGATTTCACCGCCAAGCTTCGATTTGATTTCGTCAATCGATGATTTTGCTGTTGCGAATCCATCTTCACCAAATGGCTTCGACCACGGATCTTCTTCAATAAATGCTTTTGGCATCGTCTCGACTTGCTCCATGTTTTCCCGCGATGGCTTTTCTTCCACACCTAAAACAACTGATGCAGCGCGACCGATTGCAGAGCTAACTGTGTCTTCGACATACCAGCGTTTCATTTGCGGGTTGTAAGCCCCGACCATTCCATGCGCGTAATCGATAGCCGCTGGCTTCTCATCTTCGTAATGACGAAAGATCCGGCATTCGATCAAAATGAAGCCCTTGTCTGGTTGCCAATCGACGATCGATGTCTCGATGCGGTTCGTTGGGTAGGTTGCATGTAGGCGAATGACCTTTTGGCTGACCGTTTCGTAATTGTCTAAGAATCCCATTAGCGAATCTCGGCATTCTTGCGTCCTGCGATCTTGCCGCGAATAAAGCCTTCGCGCTTGCCGTCTTTAAGTCCCATCGTGTAACCAGCTGTAAAGCCCGCTAAGACTCCTAGCAACATCCACATGGCGACTTCTTGAATTGCGTACATCTTTGCTCCCGATCCGAGAGTTACTGAACTTCGCTCCCTGCGTACAGAGTGAAGCAATCAGCCGACATCGTCAAGAATCCTGTGTGTTTTTGGGCGTGTCGGTTTGGTCTTTTGCCTTGTCCTTGAGTCCGTTCGATGCCAGCACAGAACCAAGCGCACCGGTCAAGAAGATCGTGAGTGTGGACAGTAGCTCGATGAATGCGCGATCGTTCGGCGCTTGATCGCCTAAAGGTTGAGTGACGAAGATCAGCGCGTAAAGCATTCCAGCAACCGAGAACATGAATGTGAGCGCCAAAGCGACTCCGATGAATACGATAAGTCTTGCTTTCAGCTGCTCATTACTTAGGCGCTTTTGATGTGAACCCATTTGGATCTTCTCCGTATATGTCCTCAGTACAGACTCCGAGAGCCTTACATTGTGGCGGATTGCATTCAGGCTTTTGCCAGTTTTCGAATTCTTGGCATTCATATCGAGTCCAGCCCTGATAACTACAAGCAGACAGCCCGAGCAATATCGCTATCGCCAGAGCTGTCCGAAGTAGCTTCCGAGTCACTTCCCCTTTAACCCGAAAGATGCGTCGTTGGGATTTAGGTAACGAAGCACAACTGGGAGAATCGCAGCTAGTCCCGCGCCAGCGATTGCCTTTGGATCAGTAATTCCCGCCATGTACACAGCGATAGCCGCTGCCATAAATGATCGCGCCCATGAAGCTGCTAATCCTTTGATTTCTTTCATTTCTTCTTCTCCTTCTTGAGAATGGATTTCTTCGGCACATCGACAACCACGGTTGGGTATTCGCCCTTGTATGGCACATACTTGGGACGACCAAAGCCGACCACTTCTTTGCCAATAGTTCGGGTTTTAACCATCACCATGCCGCCGTTGCGCTGATCGCCGCTACCGGATGTATTGCCTTCGATGGTTGTGATCGTCTTGCCATCGATGGCTGCGACAATTCCAATATGAGAAATGCGATCGACTCCGTCGTGTGGAAAATCCATGAATGCTAGATCGCCGATTGCTGGTATCTCATGCCACCGTGAAATCTCCTTAAATTTATGCGCTCCGACAGCTGTTGAGACAAGCGAATGCACCTTGACTCCAGCCTGTGCAAGTACCCAGTTGCAGAATGAACCGCACCACGGCAAGCCATTGGCTTTTGTGAATTCGCCGTACTTGGTCAAGTTGTCGCCTTCTTCAATTGTGCCAATTTCGTCTTTGGCAATCTCCAGCGCGTGTGCAGCCGTACCTTTAGGATAATTCATTCCAAGTCCTTTCGTTTTCATTCCAATAGTATTTTTTATCGTCTTGTGGATAAGGGATTGGAGAATGCCAAAATGAACCTTCTCTTGTCCAAGACTCATAAGGTTGTGGTGTGATAAAAATATCTTCTTCTATGTTGTAAGAATAACCAATTCCAGCAAAAATTCCGCGAATGTTGTTGTTGTAACTTGTTCGCACACACTTTTGTCCCTTAAAATTGCCGTACCAAATTTCAGGGTGAAGATTTTCAATCAAATCATTTTCATCAATTCCGACAATGACTTCGGTGACGATATTGTTTTCATCTAAAAATGCGTAATGTGCCATTATGTCCAACTCACATTTCCTGTGCCAGCTGTGATCGTTGCTCTTTTGTAACCACCACTAGCTGCACTCTCTGTACCAGTTACACCTGCGCCAAAGACAATCGTCCTGGTATCTGCGTAACGCAAAATGATTACGCCAGATCCACCGTTGCCACCTGCGCGTGAACCGCAACCGCCACCGCCGCCTGTGTTTGCTGTACCAGCCACGCCAGTACCAGTTCTATTTCCAGCGCCACCACCGCCTGTGCCGCCCGCGCCGATTGGCGTATTTGTACCATTAGAACCACCACCGCCGCCGTAAGTAACTGATGAACCTGTGATTGAAGTTGCAACTCCGTTACCACCAGCTCCGCCAGCTGCTCCACCTTGTCCAGCAACACCAGCACCGCCACCGCCGCCGCCGACATTTGCTACTGCATTTCCACCAGCAAAACCTTGATTAGTTGTTCCGCTTGCTCCTGTTATTGAACCTTCAGAACCGCCACCGCCCGAACCGCCGGTCAATGCAGCAATCCAAGCCGGTGTTGCGCTTAGACCACTACCAGCACCGCCGCCAGTTGATGAAATTGTGGAGAATGTCGATGTTGATCCACTCGTCCAACTAGCTGAAGCGCCTGTGCCACCTGCTCCAACTGTTACTGTGTAATTCGTTAGAGTCATTCTAGAAAGTGCAGACTCAAGTGTTCCACCACCGCCTGTTGCTGTTACGGTGCAACGAAGTCCACCGGCGCCACCACCGCCACCAAAGTCGCTCGATGCGTTATCTGATCCGCCGCCAGCGCCGCCGCCAGCGACGACAAGATAATCGACGGTGATTGCAACTGGTACGGCATTTTGTGCAACGATTCCCAGAATGTTCATTTTATGAAAGTCCGCCGATGATTGTGAAATTATTTGCAGAAGTACAGATAATTGTTGCCGCTCCATAACGCGATGTAATTTTTGGCGCTGATGAAGTTGCTCCACTAGATGTGATCGTTACACCTGCTCCTTGAGAAAATGTAACTTGACCGACTCCAATTTGTTGTAGATTTATTTGTTGTCCGGTTGAAAATACAGACGGCGGCACAGTAACCGTAATCGCTGAAGCATTTGAACAAGTTATCAATTTATTTGCTGCGTCGGCAAGAACAAGCGTGTAAGAAGTTCCTGTTTGTGCGTTAAATGTGAGCGTGTTTGCAGCTGTAAAATCAAGTGAAACTGTGACATCTCCACCAGTACCGCCACCAGATAAACCTGTTCCAGCTGTGACTGCGGTTATATCGCCAACCTGCGGAGTCGTCCAACTATAATCAAGATCAGTCGCCGATGCTTTTGCCAATACTTGACCGGTTGTTCCACCCTTTAGATCAACCAACGCGGTGTCAATGTCTTGCCCAAGAGTAGCGATTGCCGTCGCGCCATCTTTTACAAGATCGGTGGACTGTGGAATGTCCCATCCAAAATTCGTTGTCGTTGTTGCCATTTCTTCTCCTTATGCGACGACGGTTGCTTCCAACCAGTCAAGTGTAGGTTCGATTGTGTTCCAAGTCTCAACGACAGGCACATCGTTCCACCTAAACGCCTGAAGTGAATATGCCACCGGAGTGACATAAAGTGAGACAGTCAGAGAATTGACTCCAGCTTGAAATTGCCAACCTTCGACAAATCCCTGAAAATTTGATCCCATGTTCAATGGTAGATCGTTGATATTTACTGGCATTCCCATGAACACTTTTAAAAGGTTATCTCGATCAGAATTATCGATTTCTGGAGAACCAAGCGGAAACGAAATCTGATTGAAGTTAGCCTGTGGAAACGCTCGAAGTGTTAAATAGAAAGCAGCTTGGGATTCTGCGTCAGCTTGATGTTCAAGGCTTGTTTGAATGTTTTGAGCCAAAGTGCCATATAAGCCAATAGATTCGCTGTCTGATTCGGTTGCTTGTTGTCCATTTTTGTAAGTCAAAGTAACAAAATTTCTTACATCTCCCGCGCGAAGAGCTGTCTGAAGTCCGCTGGCAAAAGCATCATTTGCAGAAAGATTCACATAACCATTTGCCGCTAGGTACTGGGTTCGATGGGTTGAGTCCGCATAGCTAATTTGACCCGCTGAATTCTCGTAAAGGTAGCCAAGTCCCGAAGTGGCTAAAGCCGCGACAAGAGAGTAAATGTCTGTAACATCGGCAGACCGAGCTGCCAATTCATAATTGCCCGCATCGATTTCGCCAAGTCCGGTATTAAAAGCCTGAGTCCATGTAAGTGTTGGATCGACATCATTCCAAGTCTCGGCAGCTGGTAACTGATTCCATCGAGCAAAAAGAGCTTGAGACAGTACAGATTCGATCTGGACTCCGTCTAGATCCTTAATCAATATGCCTTCGGTAAGTACCTTTGGAAGCCTTGAAAGCGCACCTAGAGCCACGATGGAGATCGTCTGGGTTACTCCAATCGAACCACCAGATTGAACGCCCACAATTAGATCGGTGATCGATCCGCCAAAGATAGCGACTGGAGTACCTGTTGAATCATTTATGTACACGGTGACGGCTGAATTGATGCCAGCAACGATATTTGAATCATCAAGATTAATAAGAGTCAGATTGCAATAACCTGCGATGGCTTGCTCATAGATATCTGTTCGACCAGATCCGATTGTTAAATTTGCGAGAGCCACATCTTTGTACTCCACGCCATCGATGTCGATGCTCCATGTTGGAGTCCACAGCGTCATGCGAAAGCGAACCTATTCGCGCCAAGAGTGCCTCGGGCATTTGATCGGTTAAGTACATCGACGATTGTGCGGGCTGTACCTTCGGCATCGATCGCACCATTGACGGTGATGTTGAAAGTGCTACCCATACCGCCATTTGGGACGATTGTGCCATTCGAGCTAGGGACGAACATTTCAGCCCCTTGCTCGCCTACGACATAAGATTTGCCAGCCGATACTGCTCCACCAGCTGCGCGGAATCCGCCGAACGCAGAACTGATCGCGTTGCCGATACCTTTGACGACTGGATTATTTGCAACCAAAGAAATCAAGGATTGGATTGCTCCGACCACGCTTTTGACGATGCCAAAAAGTTTTTCAAAACCGCTGATGAGATTTCCCACGACTCCAATCACAACACCCAAAGCTATGCCGATTCCCTGAATTGCAAGCTTTAAGACTCCACCGAGCAAAGGTGCAACGAAGTCTTTTAAGAATTTGAATAAGACTGTGAATTCTTCTTTGTTAGCCATAACCGCATCTTTGATCTGGTCAAATGCGAATTTGAAGCCTTCAAGTACCGGTTGAAAGATGTTCTTGATTAAATCGATGTAAGTCTTGAAAGCATTGGTCAAGCCGTCTTTGCCACCGACTGAATCGATAAATCCCGCAACGGCTGGGATTACGGTATTGACGATTGTATTAATCATCGGAGTAACGGCGTCTAGAACAAATGATCCGATTGTCTCTTTGCCTTCATCGAATGCGACCTGAAGTCGAGCCATCTTGCCCGCAAAAGTGTCTGCTTGAGTTGCAGCTTGCCCGCCAAAAGTTGTTGCAAGTGCCTTTGTAACATCATCCATCGACATGGTCTTGAGTTGAGCGGCTGTGAGTCCCACGCCCAATTTGCCAAGTGCTGTCGTATTGCCTTCAGCTGCGCGAGCCATCGCATTCGTTACAGCTTCGAGAGACTTACCCGATCCAGCCGCTACATCGATGGCGACTGTCTGCAATTTAAGAGCTGCGTCAGAATCTTTTGTGGCGCGCAATAGGCGCTCAAAGCTCGGACGAAGCTGGTCATCGGTCAGTCCGGTAAGTAAAGAAGTCTGAAGAATCTGATTTTCTACGGCAGCAATCTGAGCATCGGTTGCGCCTGTAACATTCTGTAATGTTGTGGCGAGCTTGGCTTGAGCTTTTTCATCAGCTATTGCAGACTCAACGCCTTGCTTGAGAAGTACAGCGCCATAAGCCAAAGCAGCTGCGCCAGCAACGGCAAAAGCCGCACCAGCCATTTTTCCAAATTTTGCAACTTTGTCGCCAAAGCCTTGCACTTCATTTTCAGCGCCTTTGACTCCGCGCTTTAATTCGTCAAAATCAGCGTCAAAGGTGATCTTTACTTTTGGAATGCCAGCCATCAGTCGAGTCCCACCTTTCGAATTATTGTCTGAATTATGTCGATGTACTCTTTTGCAACGATCGGCGTGTAATAGTCCACGGCTGGATTAATCCAATAGCCGCGCTTATTGCGAGCCGCTTTGAATCGATTGGAATATGGACGACCGATTGAATCTGTGCCTTTTCCAGATCCGTATTCCGTTCCCCAAAGCAAAGCACCCGCTGGCGCTGATTGCTGGCGTACATTTGCGCCCCTGCCAGACTTGGATTGTTCGCCGCCGTATTTGCGACCGACCTTCTTTGATCCACCGACATCGACTCGAATCAATCGATCTCTTTTGGCTGCGATGGATTTAGCGACAAGCTTGGTTTGAGGCGATGGTGCGGATTGGCTAAACATAAGCAACTGTCCAGCAAGTCTTTGAGATAATGGATAAGCCGCGTCTCGGACTTTATTCTGAGTTTCTTTGTCCAAAAGATTTAGAGTCTGAATCAAATTTTTGAGAGCTGCTGGCTCGACTTGAATGGCAAAAGTCCCTTGCTTACTTGCCATTTCTTTTCTCCAATATCTCGATTGCGGTGTAAATCTGCTCCGCCGTTTCCCATTCCTTCATCGGTATCCCTGTCGCGAGCGCCAGTTCAACCAAGACGCGATTTAGGCTTCCGGCGGCGTAGCTTTTGGGATATCCACTTCCTCGGATCGAATATCGTCCACCGTGTCGCACCAGACTTCGTAAGGTTTGATGGGCTGTCCAGCAAGCTCTCGCTTCTTAGCGTTATATGCCAAGAAGAGAAGATCATCGAGTCCGACATTTTCGCCGAGCTGTGTAACCTTCAAGCCTGTCTTTCGTTCCCACTTCACGAATTCCGGTGTCGATGCGGTGAACGACTCCGAGTCCCCTGAGAAATATGTAATTGTGATCCCTGTTTTCATGCTCCCGATTTCCTATCTCTTAGCTGAATGTCTCGGTAGGTGTACCGACGACTTGGAATGAAAGTGAGACTGTCTGTGCATCTGGTGCTGATCCGCCGACATTTGGGAATGTTGGCAAGATGTTGCAAGCAAATACAGCGCCAGTCACAGCTGTGATTGAAGCTGCAAGAGTTGTATTTGGTGCAGATTCTGTTGCTGTCCAGAGTGATTCGCAGAGTGAACCGACTGCGCCCCAATCTGCAAGCATTTCCACATTGAGAGTCCATGAATCATCGATGGCTTTGTAAGCGCGACCATCGAGTGTCTGATAAGTCTCGATGACATGGTCTGCCTCAAGTGAGACTGTTGTGGCTTGTGCGTCGTAATTTACGGTAGCGATCGTCAATACTAGATCGCGTCCGGTGATGACGGTCGTTGGCATAATTACTCCTAGTTGGTCTGGGTGTATTGGGTTGATAGTTCGATCTCGGACATCAGAATTTCTGAAGCTCCAATCGTCATTGGGACTGGATTCGACACCGATCCCACGGTGTAACCTGACGGAATAACCGCCAGAATGCTGATGAGTAGCTTCTCGATGTTGTCGAGCGCGGAAGCGTTGGAGTACATAGCGACTCCGACTGTGATTGAAAGATTGACTTTGACTCGGGTTGAAGTACCGATCAGATTTGCTTCGAGATATGGCGTACTAGGTACGACCGCCGCGAAAGGGACAATCGGCGCTTCGGGTACTGAGTCGTAAGTGTTAGCGGCAACATTCTGGATCGCTGTCTTTAACGCACCGCGAACATTGACTGCAATCGATGATGCGGTCATGCCAGCATCGCTCCGGTATCCAAAGATTTGCCCAAGATTCCGATGACACGATTTAAGAGTGAGCGCCCCATTCTGTATGGAGTCACTTGGAAATCTACGCCTTCGATCTGTCCACCCGCAGCTGTGATTGATTGAAATACTTCAACCGATACGACGATGATTGCTTCATAAACGGCTGGATTGTTCGCGTAAATTGTCGCGGCATCCTTGCCTGAAAGATAAGTGTCTCCATGTGGAATGACGGCATTCGCATTTATATCCGCATTTGTTTTCGCGTAAGAGAATAAATACTCGCCATCGATAGCTGTAACGGTATAAGTGCCGTTGAATGTGGCATCCACATTTGCAACGACCACACTTGATCCCACGATGTAATTGTGTGGAGTGTTGGTTTCAAGACTTGCAACATTTGACTGAATGCGGCGATGAGTAACCGCTGAAGAGTAAGAGACAAGAAGTGGCAAGATCACAAGCTCGGCTGTGTCGATAATCTTCTCAAGGTATGCGTCGTTGTAGAGAGAAGAGCTAACGCCTAGCACAGACCGAAGCTGTGACGGAGTTACTAGAGACATTAGCTCTTCCCTTTCTACGACTGAGGCGACTCGGGAGCGAATCGCCTCATGATTGATTGTGGCTAATTAGCCCTTGTTTACGCCGAACGCGCCACCAGCGATTTTTGTCGCCACAGCTCCGAATGAATAAACGCCCACAGTAATTGAACCGTCGGCTGTTGATTCTGCGCGAAGTTGGTATGAAGGTGATTCGTACCATGTGTACGCGTCTGGGTTGATGATAAGAATTGAATCATCTGTGTCTGTTGTTGCAGCTGTATTTGCTGTCACAAAGAGATCAAGTCCGGCAACGCGACCGCGTAGCGATGTTGGTGTTGCAAGACCAGGTTGGTTCATTGGCTGTGTTACTTCGTTGTAGATCGGACGACCTGAATCATTTAGACCCATGAGATTTGACCATTGTGAAGTGTTCACCAAGATGTTGCGAGCAAATGGATTTGCAAGACCGGCTGTTGCGCCATAAACGCTAGCAGCACCGCGACCAATAAACGCAAGAAGTTCTGCGGCTGTTGGGTAGGTTGTGATGGTTGTTGCATCCGCTGTTGCACCTGATACCAAGATGCTGTTTGTGTAAGTGTCCTGCTGCTTAGCCATAGCCGCGACCATGTTGCTGAGAAGCTCATTGAAGAAAAGTGGACTTGTGCGCTGGAGCAATTCAACTGAGAATTTTTGCTGACCCGCGAATTTCTTAACATCAACAGATACAAATGCAGAGTTCTGATCTGTTTCTGTGAAGATTGCATCTTCGGCAACTGTTCCGACCGCTGGTGCAACTGTGATCTTTGGAATCTCGAAAGTCATACCAGCATCTGGAAGTGTGCCGCGTGAGATTGCATCGATTGATGGACGGACAGTTGTTGAAAGTCCGTTGATTACTTCAGCAAGCTGGCGTGTAGGTACAAGACCAGCGTTGTCTGTTGTGTTGTCTGCTG